TCATAAAAGTCAACCAATGGCAGAATCTCATATTCTATCATTGAGTTGTTATACATCTTTAACATTTTAGCCATATCAATTCACCATCTGTGAGAAATTTTTAACTTTACCAAATCTTATTGTATGTTTGAACTTATCGACCATCTGATCAGACTTATGCGTGATCACGAAGATGTTCGTACCTTCGTTCATCATACTTATAAGTTTCATAAATTCTTCTGTGCCATTGATGTCAAGAGAACCATCAAAGACCTCGTCGAAGATGAGCAAATTCGTATTGACACTGTTCTTCAGTTTGGCGACCGATCTCCACGTGAATAACAATGCTAGATCAATACGTTTCTTTTCACCCTCTGAGAAATTTTCATAACTGAAATCATCTCGGTGACGAGACTTGATGGTCTCCTTGAACTCCTCATCAATATTAAAATTGACAAAGAAGTCCATCGCAGCCAAATACTTGTTGACCAATTTGTTTATAATCGGCACGTATTGCTTAATGATTTTCGACTTAATCCCGCCATCTTTAAGCAGCTGCGCGACAATATCGTAACTCTGTGTTTGTTCTGATACTGTTTTTCTTTTATCATTGAATGCTTGTAGTGCGTTCAATAGTTCTTTTGATTGTGCCTTGAACTCATCGCTCATGGCTGGTTTACTTTCTATCTCTGTAATTTCTTCTTCAAGTTTCTTAACATACTTTCGCACCTGACTGCGAGAAGTATTGATGCGCACAAGATCTTGTTCAAACGTTTTGAGTTCTTGCTGGATTGTTTTAATGTTATTGATTCGACGTAGAACGGCATCGCTCTCTTCCTTTAGTTTATCTAAACCTTCATTAAGTTCTGTAATCTTGCTGTTACATGCATGCACTTTTTCTTCTTTGTTATTGATAGTCTGATCGCAGGTTGGACAAGTAGAGTTGACAGAATAAAACTCAATATCAGTTTGAAGTTTCTGTATGTTGCCTTCAATCTTGGCTTCAAGATTGTTTAGTTTATTGAATCTCTTGGCAGTAAACTCTTCATCAGAAACCTGGAAGATTAGATCATCAATCTGTTTTTCTTTTTGCTTTGCTTCTAGTTCAAGTGTTGATAGGGATGTTCTATTTTCAACTACTTCTTGTTTCTTAGCATCAAGTATTTCTTTCGTATTCTTTTTCAGTTCATCAAGATGTTTCTTGTGAAGTTCAATCTTATCTTTAGTATTGTCAATTTGAATCTTGAGTTGCGCTGCTTCATCTTTGAGTGTGTGTAGTTTATTCTTGACAACCACATTCATCGCTGAAAATATTTGAATGTCAAGCAGGTCTTCAATCACGGTTCTTCTGTCATACGCAGACAACTGCATGAATGGAGTAAAGTTAGTTGATCCTAGAATAACTATTTGCGTGAATGATTTGTAGTTCATCTTGAGAACGTTTTTCTCAAGAAAATCTTGATAGTCTTTGGCTTTAGCATCCTGGTTTAAAAGAATACCATCAGCATAAATCTCAAACAAATTTGGTTTGATACCACGAACAACTTTATATTCGGTCTTGCTTACTTTAAACTCAATCTCTACAACACAATCTTTTTCATTGATTGAGTTAACAAGTTGTGGTTTATTGATATTGCGAAACGGCTTACCGAACAATGAGAATGTGATGGCGTCCAGGAATGTTGACTTACCAGCACCATTCTCACCTATGATCAACGTTGTTGGATGACCACTAAGATCAATCTCAGTGAAAACATTTCCTGTTGAAAGAAAGTTTTTATATCTTACAAATTTAAATAGAATCACGCAGACTCCATAGACAATGCTTCATTGTACACATCGCGCAACACAGTCTTTATTCTATCTGATTCTACTGGCAAAGTCAAGCCATCCACGTATTTGTTTAGGATTGTCATTGTATCTTCAGCCTGATCAATATCAACGTTGACATTTTCAGTGATCTCAGAGAAGTCTTCAACAACAGAAACTTCAAGTGGTGTTGCTTTAGCGATATGATCTAACAGCGTGTCAAATAAAAAACTGTCGCCTCTCTTCTCTACAACAATCTTAACATACTTGTTAGTTAGATGAGAATAGTCAGCATTGACAATATCATTGTAAAACATTCCATCTTCATTGTATTGAATGCGATAGAACATTTGATATGGGTTTTTGATGAACGTTAGTTCACGAGTTTCAGTATCAAGAATATGAAACCCACGATCATCATTGTAGTCAGCCCAAGTCATTTCTCCAGGAGTGCCGACATATACAATGCTGCCATTGTTACTCTTGTGATGAAAGTGACCTGACAAAACAAGATCATACTTGTTTAGTACACTGGCATCCATACCTTCGTGACAAATATTGCCACGATCCATCTCAAAGCCAGCGAGTTCAAAATGACCTAAACAAATTTGATTGCTACTTTCTTTTATAAAAGATAAAACCTCAGCCTCATTGTCACGGCAGATCCAAGGAATGATGTCAATACCATTCCAGGAAGTCGGCGAATCGTATATTGCGATATTATTGTAATCTTTGAGTAGAAGATTCGGCGAGTTAAGTTCTAGAGTATTCCTAAAAGTAATATCATGATTGCCAAGAAGAGTATGAAGATTAATATTGTTCCTAGCAATTTCATCAAAAAAGTAAGAACGGCAAAGAGAAAGTGAATAAAAAGATATGTACTTGCGGCGATCAAAAAGATCGCCAAGCTGAAAAATAGTATTAATTCCATGTTCTTTTAGGTACGGGAAGAATATATCATTGTAAAATTTACGATAGTGGTTGTGAAAGGCAATGCTGTCGCCTCTCATGCCGAAGTGAGTATCGCCAAGTATTGCTATCTTCATTATTCACCCGCAAAGTTATCTATCCCAGTTTTTTTGACTTTCTTCTTCTTTCTTGCGTTTTCGTAGTTTTCGATAAACTCTGAGATGTTTTCATAGAGTTCGAACTGTCTAAAAGTACCATCTTCATTTTCATTGAGTTCAAACTCGTCGAGTATTCCAGCAGTTTCAGTTGATTTGTATTTAACATAGAGTTGCTTCTTCTCCTTTTGAATACGACGTAAGAATGCATAATATACTATTTGCGTGAAATAAGCAAATGGATTGCTAGATTTACCTGGATCAAAATTGTCAACATACATCACACAGTTTTCAATAGCATCGGCGATCATCTCATCGCGGAAAGTATATGACAAGAAGTTTGGTTTGTGCGAAAGGTTCTCAGCAATCTTCATAAAACATTCAGCGACATAGCGAGGGATCTGCGGTTTTGGTTCGCCTGCTCTTTTCGCTTTACGAATAGATGTTCTATACTTGATCATCTCCTTGAGAAAATCTTTGTTATTGATATAGTGATTCTTTGCCATATTAGTGTACTGGTTTGTCCTTTTTGTTTGCCATTGCCTCAAGAATAGAAACAACCTTTTCTTTTGTTTCTTCTAGTGGTTTTTTCTTTTTGATATTTGACTCTCTAATTTTTGCTTGGTTGTTATAGAAGAAGTCAGCAACGTATTCATATTGCTCATAAAACTCTTCACGAACAGGTGTCGTGAACAATACTTCCTCATTGTAAAACTCTATCTCTTTTAGTTCGATTACTGATTGCGGAAGATATTCTTGTAATGAGAGTATCTGTCTGCCTTCATCAAAAATAGTTTCTACTTCTATTCGTAATGGCGTTTCAACTATAACGCAATCTTCTTTATACGATACATATCCAATCAAGTCTTCAGGGATAGAACGTAAGCGAATAAACTTTAGTTCGCCTTTTCTTTTATATTCTACTACATCTTCTGACATTAGTTTATCCTTACGTTGTTAGATGTAAACGGGAATTTTTCTTCGCTGTATATTTTCACTCTTTCCTCATAATGTTTTAACGTAAAATTTGTGTATGGACCGTATCTTAGATCATCAGCAATATCATACAGAGTTGCTTCTTCTTTGTTCTCACCTAATCTTAACACGCGACCAATAGACTGTAACGAACGTATCTTACTCTTTGTTGGAGAAGAGAATATAATATTATGTAGGTTGCGGATGTTAACTCCTGTTGAAAAAGTACCATAACTCGCAACAATAATTGCATCATTCTCTAGTTCGGTGATATGCCTGATTGCCTCGCGATCTTCAGCCTCAGTGCCACCAAATACAAAAAACACTTTACGATTGTCTACTGCTTTTAACAATATATCGTATAGTATTTTACCGTGTTTCTCGACGTAAGTAAATAAAATTAGTGTATTGCCTTTTAGATTAAGTGCCAGATCAGTAATGAATTTATTGCGCCCTTCATGCTGCGTCAAAAAATTCATCTCATCAGGATATGTAAATCCTTTTACTGCCTTGCATACAACTTCAGGATACTTCAGCACAATACATTTAATGTTAAAGTTTGCTAGTTGTTTTCTTTCAATCAATTCCTTTGTACTGATGACCTTAAATACTGGACCAAACAATCCTTCAAGAACCAGTTTGTTTACCTTGCTATCATCAAGAGTTCCTGTAGTGCCTATGCGCACATCACAATTAATTAACTTCGTCATGATAGCAGTGAGAGATTTGGCTTTAAACGTATGTGCTTCGTCGCCAATGATAAAATCAAACTGCGTAAAATATTTCTTCGGCATGTCATAGATACTTTGCCAAGTAGAAATAATTAAATCCGAGTCAGGGATTTTGCTTTCGCCACCGTAAATTTTTTGACAATACTTTTCTACATCCCAGCCGTTATTGCTGGAATAATTTTTAAAATCAGAGTGCATCTGTGTCACAAGATTGATTGTGGGGACAATCAGTAGACCTCGCTTCTTGCCATCATTCAACAGATGGCGAATCATCATATAGATGATTAATGATTTGCCTGATGCGGTTGGTGAAACGAGTACAGTTCTTTTCTTTGTAAGTCCGACGCTAGAAGCGATATACTGATAATCTCTCGGCTCCATCGGAAGCGATAAAGCATTTGCGAGATTCTTCGTGTCAATCGGGTAGACTTCCGTGTCTTCATCTATAACCTCAAACGTATAGTTATTATTCTTACAGAACGTCTTTATATAGCCAATTAATCCCGTATAAATTTGCCGAGTGCGTAGGTTGAGCAGACGTATCTTCCCGTCCCAGTGTCGATTACGAAACGCTGGACTGAACTGATACCCAGGAGTCGAGAACGTAAAGAACTCAGACATCTCTTGAAGTATTGAATCTTCGGCATGAACTTGCACATAGATGTTATCAATCTTTTCAATCGCGACGTGTCCAATCATTTAAAACCTTTTCTTCGCGAAATTTCAATTTTACATCTCCAACGCAAATCGTCATCTTTTATATGCATTGAAGCCCATTTTAAATAATGGTCTGGTAAATCTTTGATGTACCAATCTTTGTATTTGCCATATGGTATTCTTGATAAAAAAATTTCATCTCTTATTTCTTTCAAAACGTCCATTATCTAACACCTTGAATGAACTTCTCCCAGCCCATGTATTCTTTTAATTGCCAAGTGCGATTGTTCAATTCTTTCATCACGTTAGTACAGAAACTTGCTGCTTCTTCATGATATGTTTTCTTGCGCTTGAGTTTAGTCAGGTCATCATCACCGTCAAGATACACAGAGATATCTGACTTCAATGTAAAACGAAACGGTTCCCAACCAAGTTTATCTAATTCTTCTTGATCAAGTTTGCCGTTATAATACATCCATTTTAATTTTTTCAACCTATCAATTTCAAATGCAGTTCTCTTGGCTGCAATATTATGCAGCGATAGGTACTTGTTGTATTTGTTGTGAAGCAAAGGAATGCGAAGTATCTCTTTGCCAGGTTCCGTAGTATCTACTTCGGAATCCTTTTCCCACTGTTGCATTATTTCTTCAAAAGGAATAGTCTGCATAAAAATAAAATGAAGTTGCACATATGCATTAGTATAAGGTATTTCAGTGTAAAAAGAAACTCTTGCAAGAGTTTACTATTGAATATTTCACCAGTATAATAGACTATGTCTGGTTTGAATGGGTCACTCAAATCTTCTCATAGTTATAGTAAGAGAAGCGAAATGTCGCATCAGCCACTACAATATTTTCTGAAGAGTCACCTGTATTAAAGATTAGAGAGCCGAGCGTTGTGGGGAAAACGTCAAACATTTTGATACGAACGTTTGGATTATTCTTGTTCGTATAAATTGTTAAAAATGCGTCAGTGTACGCATAAGGCAATCCTACTGTTGTGCGATTATAGATTGGTGCGCCGCTATTATTTTGTAGCGTCAAGTATTCTTCATACTCAGTTGGAAATGTGATGCCGCGAATCCAATCATGAATCTCTAGCCATCCGCGCAAATCCTCATCAACTAAAAACGTGACATTAAACGTATCGTAGACTACCTTTTCGCCTGGATGATAGAGTTCAACGAAAGGTGTTGCTCTAGGAATTTCAGTGAGCGATATTCCAGGAAGATTAGCAGATGTGCAAAAATAAGTCAATCCTGGCAGTCTGCTAAATGTAACTCGAAATTTAGTAGACTGGAGTAGATCTATATTCGTAGGATTGCGCGTTAGTGATGTCATCGTTGAGTTTCCGCAAGTCTATTCATTATATTTATGAAATAAAAAAGGGGGAGTCTTTCGACTCCCCCCAGTTCACGTTGCCTTATAGTTATTATTATTAGGCAATTATTGGTTGATGTTCAACACTGCAAACTTACGGTAGTAGACGTTTGTATTTGTCGTCAATGCACCGTTGAGTGAAGTGTTTGTACCACCAGCGAATGGATTTGAGACCATGCCGTAGCGAGTCTTGAATCCAACTTTTGGCTGATAGTTGTCTGGATCAACTGCACGTACCATCTGTAGTGGGACGTATGGGCAGTAGAACAAGCCAGCATCATATGGTGATGAACCCTTGTATCCAACTACGACATAGTCTGAGTTTGATACTGAGTATGGGTCAACATAAACTTTGATACGTCCGAAGAGTGTACCAGCGAATGTGTTGCCTGTGTCATCAACTGTTAGGTTGGTGTTGTTGCTGAGTGCTGAGTTGTAGTCAAGAAGACCTGTCATTGCAAGAGCTGATGCGACATCGGTTGAAACGATGAGCAAGTTACCCTTACCGCGACGTGTGTCCTTGGCAATCTTATTGCTTGCGCGTTCGATTGCGAATAGGAGGCTCTTGTACTTTTCAACCTGCCAGCGACCTGATGTACCACCTGCTGCAACGTTTGCTGATAGATCGAACACTGATGTTGAAGCGCCGAGGATACCAACGTTTGCTGTTGCATAGACTGTACGAACAACTTCGCGGTTGATTTCTGCAAGAATTTCTGTTGACAAAATGTTTGTCAATTCTGTTTCTGCGTCGAGACCGTGAACTGCCTTGAGGTCTTGTGCAAGTTCCATTGTGTAGGATGCTTGTAGACCACGTGTCTTGGCTGTGACAGATACACGCTCAATTGAGAACGCCATATTTGCCATGTTTAGTGTTTCGAAGTATGCGGTTGATCCGCCCATACCAGTATTTGCCATGGTCATTGCAGCAACGTTCTGGCTGAGTGATACGATTGCGTTTGCAACTGTACCGTCAGAAGCAGTGCTGACATTACCTGAGAATACTGTATTTGCTTCGTTGTAGAAGGCTTCTTCTGAGCTGCCTGGCGTTGAATACTTGCTGCGCATTGCGAAGATAAGTCCTGTTGGACCTGTCATTGGCTGCACGCCGCAGATGTCATATGCCATTAGGTTTGGAAGAGCACGACGGACCAATCCGATTAGGATTGGGTCGAAGCCTTGGATGTTGCCTGATGATGGTGATGTAGGAGCAACGTTGATTGGTGTTGCTTCCCACAAGCGTCCCATATTGGCAGCTTCTTCTTGAAGAGCACGCTCTTGGTTCTCGAGAACTAATGCGGTTACGGCACGCTTGTATGTGTCAGTAATCTTTGGGAGTTCTGGGTGATCAAGAACAGGTGCCCACTTTTTTGCATGTGTTTCGTTAAGATACATAGTTTATACCCCTGTTATTTTGGTAAAGTTTTTGAAATTGCTTTCACATAATGTGACATATACGAAGGAACATCTACTTCTGGTTGTGGCTCGGACGTCTCCTCGGCAACCGTTACCTCACTCTTCACTTTATTTGTTGGGAAGTAGTTCTCGCGTAGCACTGCGAGTTTGCTATTAAACTCACCCTCTGTGGTGAACTCCACGCCCTCTGCGAGCGATTTCATTTTCTCGATTTGTACTTCGGTTAAACCTTCACAAACCTTGCGAATTGCTTCGTGTTTCTTTGCAACATTCAACTCTTCGGCAAGAGCTGCTTTTTCTTTTGCTACTGCTTCTGCTTGTTCTTCTAGATCAACGACGCGAGCAGCAAGTTCTTCGGCTACATCTACCTTCTCATCTGGAATTTCGATGTAGTGTTCTGCAAATAGATTCTTTAGACCATTGATGAAGTCATCTGTAAGTTCTGCGCGAAGACCTGCTTCGATACCAACTTGATTTTGCTCCATCCATTGCTCAACGACATAGTTGAGATACTCATCAACTTTTTCGGAGAGTTCTGTCTTAATTCCTTCAACGGCTTCTGTGAGCACGCTGTCATTGTCAGCAACAATGTCTTCAACAATTCTTTCAACACGTGATTGAACAGCTGCTTCGAAAATGGTTGTTGCTTTTGTGCGGAATTCTTCGGAGAGTGATTCGCCATTAAATAGCGCATCAACATCTTCCTTCATTGAACCCTTGTGCTTGGCAACCATATCCTTCATCATTGTTTTCTTGGCTTCTGCGATTTCTTCTTCGCTGAGTTCTGCTTCTTCTTCG